ACGCAGGGTCTTGCGGGCCGGGTCCATAATCTTTTACAATGATATTATTATTTAAAATGAACTCTACAGATTCGTCATTATTAACTCCAAATATGTATTCTCCTGCTTGTCCTTTACCAACTTTGAAAAACCCAAGAAACTCAAGATAGAAATTATCTTCGTTATCTACAGATATATTTGACACAACAGATTCTGTTGCTGTTGTTACTGAACTAATGCCAGATATAAAGGTCGCTGTATTTGTTGGCAGTACAAGGCCAGCTTTATCATATCTACGTTTAATTAAGCCGTTTCTAACATCGGTAGGAGAAGATATTTTAACGTCATTTTCATCTGCTATTGGTGGGCCAGAGTACCTGCAACCTATACCACTGTAATGAAATGAACAATATCTCGCCATTACAATTCTTTTAGGGAAAGTGACATTATCAAGCTCTAACGGCGAAGCTAACTCAAACTCCACAATTGATCTGTTCTCAGAAGATTTTCTTAAGATATAAAATACCTGATCTTCCAAACCTGCACTTGGATCAGCAGATCCATAAGGATGAACTGACCCAGAAAAGTTTTTGTTATCTAAAAATTTGACGAAAGTTCTTTTTCTAACTATCTTGGCACCAATAAGGTTATCATATCGACGAATCAAGTTCGACATGAAAAAGTCTTGGTTTGATACCATTAACTTTGGTCTAGGTAAAGAACCATCCCCCTTTGATTCGAAACCAGAACTCTGTATGGGAAATGGAGAATATTCCTGACCTTGCCACCAAACTGAGCCATTTATGCCGTTTGTGCCACCATGAATGTAGAGTTTTTCGTCTGGTCTATTAACATAATCATAATAAATCACGAAGAATTCAAGCAAGGCCGTAGGCTCAAGCGAAAAAAGCTCCGCATTTACTTTATGATTAGATTCCCTTGACATTTCCTTTTACCTCAGATTATATTTACACTCATGGACATTAAAAACAAAATAAAAATAGATTCGTTTGAAATACATAAAATGTCCAAGTTAGATAAGAACGCAGTATTGAAAATAGCATTAAAGGCCCACCTTAATCATAAAGTTGCATCTATACAAAGTCCAACTATTTTTTTTAATAAAATAGGGCAAATGATAGATCAAAACATTAAAAATTCATTTGTTCTTAAAACCACAGACGGAACTGTCTTTGGGGCAACTATTATTAAAGAAATAACCAATGTTAGCGCCTATGTAGTTACATCCTATTTTGATTCTAATTATGTTTTAACTCAAGAAATGTTAAAAGCTTTTCATGCGGAATTAAAGAAAACAAAATTTAATGAGTTTTATACTAAGATTTTAAAAAGCAGAAAGAACAGCGATAGGTATTTAAAATTAATGAAAATGTACGGATTCATTGAACTTGTAGAAGAAAATGATGTTTTTTGGAAATTAAGGTACAAAAAGACTTGACAGGATAAAAAAACCCAAGTAAGTTTAGTTAATGAAATTTGAAAGGCTTATCCAGCTTGCCAGAAATCTCATCATTTATGACGATATTGAGTTGCGCTGCCGACACTTCGCTTTTATCTTAAATAAGAATAAAATCGTTTCGATTGGCAAAAACTCCAAGAAGTCTCATCCAATTAATCAAAAATACGGTTATTTTGATGGCAGCGGCTTACACGCGGAAGCTTGTGCGATAATTAAATCTGGTCGCATTGACCACTCAAGACACACTTTGGTCACATTTCGTATTGACAGAAATGATAAAATCGCTATGGGTAAGCCATGCAAGCACTGTCAAAAACTATTGAAAGACGTAGACTTTAAAGAAATATTCTATTCTAATGAGCAAGGCGAATTCGAAAGATCCAAATAAACTAGATGATGGTTTCGGAAATATCTGGTACAAATGCAATTTTAATGAAGATTGTGGCTTGCATATTGTACGGCCCGGTAAATCGCAATGCTGGTGCGATTCAATCGAAATGCTATCAGATCACGATTCTGATCTTGAGCGTTTTGGTTGGGCTGGTGCTGGTTGGTATTTCTGGAATGTAACCAGAAATAATTGTTATGGGCCTTACTCAAGTGAAGAGCGCGCAAAACGTCAATTTCTTAACCATTTAAAATTACTAGACAATGAACATTCTGATAATCGAAGCGACCAGTAAGCGAAAGCCTCTTGCAGAAGACTATAGTGACACATCAATTGTTCACTGTCGAAATAGCTTGATCTTAAAGAAGGCTTTGGGCGCAGACCTTCTTGACGGCGAATACTTCCTGCCAGAAGTCTTGAAGAAGCAGTATGACGTTATCATTTGTTGCTACGCTTCGCCGTACATGCCTCATGTACCGTATCGTCAGATTCTAGAAAAGAATCCCAAGGCTCGCTACATTTGGCTAGTAAATGATCACGATGTTGAAGACAATCAACTTTTGCGTTGGGGCATTCAGAACATGAATCTCAGCTATGACATGATCTGTAACAACCCCAGAGAGGGCTACAGGCACTGGATACTGAACAAGAACATCGCAAATAAGAAACTTAATGATTTTATTAACAAGTGGCTTACTGTTAATTTAAATTCATTAATTATGGACGACACCAGAACGCCGGTTGACATCTCAAATAAGAATGGCGTTATCTATTATGGAACTTACCGTAAGTGGCGCGCCGATTCATTCCAAAAGTTTTTGACTGAAGGGGTATTTCTTTCCGCATCAAATAAGAACTGGAAGAAGTTCGAAGCCCTCGGTTGCAAGTGCAATTACATACCTAAACTTGAGTGGCAAAAGAACAATGAGGACTTGCGTAAGTTTAAATATTCAATTTATATTGAAGACGAACACACTCACACTCATTACGCTTTTCTTGCCAATCGCTTCTACGAATCTCTCATGTCTGATGTTGTGATGCTGTTTGATGCTGGCTGCTCCAATACAATCAAGCAGTGTGGTTACGTTATTCCAGAATGCCTTATTATGGATGACAACAAACTTAAAAATGGCGTAACTAATTATGCAAATTCACTTGCTTTTCAAACAAATCTGATGTATCAACAGACATTCTTTCCTCAAGCAATGGACGAAAAAACTACCGCAATTAATCAAATTAAAGAATTCATCAAATGAAATTTCTAACACGATTCGTTATTCCAAACACTTCCGCGCAAAAAATCGGAATCGATCTTACTAAAAGCTATCTTTCTGACATTGGAAGTCACAAACCTCCACATAATTTTGTTATAATAACTTCCTTTGATTTGGAAAGACCAATTTTAATGGAGGTATCAGAGTTTGATTTTCTTGAAGATAGAATTGTATTTCGTGGTTGGCTAAACTATAATTATACTGGTGAATCTTATTTGTGCAAAGGCGCAGTTGAATTGAGGTCAATAGTATGAAATATTATAAACCTTTATGTACTTTCGAGGTAATTGCTGACAATTATTATTATGGATCAAAATCTAAAAAAGTTTTTCTTTACAAAGATCAAGCGTTCAGCGTTTGGAATAAACAAAAAGATATGTTTGATTCTGAATGCGAACATTGGGCTACCTATGATGGATGGCTTCTTAAAATAGAGCGCCATCATTTAGCGCATCTTGAGGAAGTTAATAGTTTATGATGACCGTCAAAGAACAAGAAGATAAAGTTTTCGAGGAGATTACGAAAGTAAAATCCGAAATGGAAACTATTGTTGGTTTTAAAGTTACAAAAACTAATTTTAAAAAAGCCATCATTGAGATGACAAAGAGGGCGGCAAACAAAGGCGACGTTTTATCTCAACTTTCACCGGAATCACAAGATAAGATTCAAAACTTTTTTTCTGTTTGCCAGCAGTTTCTTGGAGAAGTTATCTGGCAAAACATAACTGATAGAAATATCAAGATCCATATTTCATACAAAGATAAACCTCTGACTTCGTGGAATATTCCAATAGATGTGTTCTGTGGCAAGCAAGAAGCGTATGAATTGTCTCTCGCCATGATGGCTAAAAGTTTAACTGATTGCTTTTGGGCTTATTTCATATCTCCCAGTCTTAGAGAAGCTGTGATGCAAGGAGACGAAACGGCAGTTAAAGCTATTTATCAATCTTTTAGCCGACCATCTATGGCGTCTGCCTTGAATAACCTTATAATGTTAAAAGAAAACTTTCCTGATTTTTATAAACACATTACCACCAAACTCGACATTATGACTGTTGAGAACATGGAGGAATTTATTAATAATAAAAATGAGCCTAGAAAAAGCAATAAAACACGGCAAGGAAAAAAGAAAACCGTATCAAGGATCAAAAAGATTTGACCGGACTTGCAGGAATCATGGTTCTTGCAAGTATTGCGAAAATAATAGATTACATGGCAATAAAAAAAGAAAGCGTTCTGCCGACGAACAATTAGATGAATATTACGACGAACAATAATGCCTCACCTTAACGCAAACATCCCTGTATTTCCAGCTTATTTAAAAAGCGACTTCCTTTATAACAATGAGAACAAAAAAACAGAATATGTTCTTTGTGAGGTTTTTGGGGTCACCAGCTTAACCAGAAGATGTTTAACGTTTCAAATCATGACGGAATATGGCTCGCGTCATGATCGTGTTCCAATTCATTATTTGGTAAACGAGCCACAACATTCTAATTTACCTTTAGATTGGTTGCAGTTGTGGGACTGTTTCTCTTATGACATTTCAGTTACCCGATGGGAGTATCATAAAAATGCGAGAGTCAATGTTCAGCTAAAGAACCATGAGTGGGTCGAGGGCAAATATCTTTTCACTATTGATTGGCGCGACAATCCAGATGCTTCTTACGGGTACTCTGAAATGGCTGGTGGTCATAAGTGTGGTCATGTTATTTGGGGGCTGAAAGATAAAGATGGCAAGCCTGTAAACCAATTGTTTTTGCAACCAAACAACAGAGTTATATGGAAAGATGGTGGGGCTTTTATCTCTAAAAAGTTAGAGAAACCTGATTGGCAAGTCTTTACTCAAGAGTTTACCTGCGAAGGAGAAGGCAAATGGATTGCCGGTGACAATTGGGATTACTTTTATCAATTTAAAAAAGAATAAAGTGTAATATCTTTTAGTGAATCTCGCTAAAATATTACTCTTTTTGGTTTGCGCTGCCAACGTATTTGGCAGTGATATGGTTTATTCTTTTAAATCTCCAGCATTTAATGGAGTAAATTTTTCTGGTCACATTATCACGATTGAAAATTTAGCTAGAACCAGAAAACAATCGATAAAAGATATTGCCAAAGCAGAGCTTGAACAAGAAAAAATACAATCTCAAAACACTCCATTAAATAATTTTATAAACAACTTACAGGCAAGAATTTACTCTCAGCTTGCTTCTCAAGTTACCGATCAAATTTTTAACGCAGGAGGCGCAAATTTTGGGATAATTAATTTACAAGGAGGAGCGACTGTTACATGGCAGAAAAACGGAGATATGGTTACTCTTTTTATTGTTGACCCCGCCACAGGAAACACAACTCAAATACAAGTTCCTGTTGGCGTCTTAGCTCCAACTCCTTAATGAAATGGCTGGCAAGCCTTTTGTTGCTTAGTCTAGTTGGATGCGCCTCTCTGCCAGAGAAGCCAGCTATCATAACTTTGCCCAAGTTGCAGACTTCTCCGCTTGAAGAGCAGCTTAAAAATTTACCTGAGCCAGACAACCCCAGAATGACAATCGCAGTTTATGCGTTTGCCGATAAAACTGGACAACGTAAAACAGTTGACGCCTACGCTTCCTTTTCGTCAGCAGTAACTCAAGGCGCAGAAAGTTGGCTCATAGATGCTTTGCGAATTGCAGGAGATGGCAAATGGTTCCAAGTTTTGGAACGCTCTAATTTAGATAATGTTATAAGAGAGCGTCAACTTATAAATCAAACCAGAGAGTCATTTCAAGGCAAAGACGCAGAAAAACTGATGCCAATGTTATTTGCGGGCATAATTGCAGAAGGAGGAATTATTGGCTACGATACTAATATCTTAACTGGTGGTGCCGGTGCCAGCCTTCTTGGTATATCTGGCAGCACCCAATATCGCAAAGATGTTGTGACTGTTTCATTACGATTTGTCAGTGTACAAACTGGCGAAATCATTCTAAGCGTTGCAGTTACAAAAACAATTTCCAGTGTGGCAGCTTCGGGCAACTTGTTTAAATTCTACGAACACGGAGTAACACCAGCAGAATCAGAGCTTGGTTTCACTGCAAACGAACCTAATACTATTGCGGTTAGAAGTGCGATAGAACAAGCAGTAATAGAAATCATTAAACAAGGCCAAGAGTGTAAACTTTGGAAACTAAAACCTCAACCCCAAAACAATGAAGATTAAACTGATCGCGTTATTCGTAACGTTGGTTTCCCTCGCCTTCGGGCAGAACCAGCTTTACGTTAATCAGATTACAACCTCGGGAAATACAACCTTTGTACAGGTTGGATCTCTCAATAAAGTAGGTTCGTCTCAAACACCCAGCAATATCACTGGAGATAACATCCTTTTCGAAATGAGACAAATGGGAAATAACAACAATACAGATTTCTCAATCATCGACGCAAACAATCTAAAATTAGTTTCGGTATTCAATGGCAACGCGAATACCCAAAAGATTTTTATGAGCGGATCAAACAACAATATGAACTTGCTGTTTAACGGAAACAATAATTCATTCCTGCTTAATAAAGATGTTACCGTTGACCACACATCTGATTCAGATACGTCAAAGGCCACCGTTAGTTACAGCGACTTTAAGTTCAATGTAACTGGCAGCTC